ATGCTTCGATACATCGCCACCCTGACCCTGCTGCTCGCCGCACCATTCAGCGCGCCCCAGGCCGCCACCATCTACCACTGCAAGGGCCCGGACGGGCGCATCACCTACTCGCAACTGGGTTGCCCCGACGACCAGCGCATCGCCAGCCAGGAAACCGCTCCTGCCCACGGCGAAGCGGAGTACCTGCTGCCGCCGGCCAAACCCGAACGGATCGTGCGCAGGAGCCGGAAGGAAGCGGCCGAGAATCGGCGCGAAATAACGGTGGTGGGGGAACGACAGGACGGCTGCGGCAATCGGATCACCGGCACCGAACGGCGCCAGGCGATGTTGCGCAAACAGGTGCGCACCGGGATGACACAACGGGACGTGGAAAGCATGCTCGGCAAACCGGACCGGATCACCCGCAGCAACGGGATGACCCGTTACCACTACACGCCGAAGAAAGGAAAGGGACGCAGCCAGGTCGTCGCGTTCGACGAACAAGGCTGCGTCAAGGGAAGGCGCTGAAGCAGCGCCTGGAAGGCAGGGAATGGGAAGGGAACGGACGTCCGCCCCAGCAGGCCGCTGAATAAACCGCGGCGTTGCCATAGCAACGCCCAGGTGTTCAACAGCCGGCTAGCGGCAGGCGTCCAGGGCGGCCACAAGCTCTCGCTCGTAGCCCATGCGCTGTAGGCGTTCGGCCCGCAGCGCTTTCATCTGTTGATCGATCGGCGCATCCAGCGCCAGTGCCGATACGGCAAAAGCCGGGGCAGCCGGCAGCTCGACACGACACGGAACCGGCACCGGCACACGCACCTCCATGGGCGGCGGCACAGCTGGCGCGACACATCCGGCCAGCAGGCCCAGGGGCAATAACCACACCCCGTTCATGGCGCACGCTCGCGGCGCAGCTCCTCGGCAAACGCCCGCCTCGCCGCCTCGCAGGCATCGGCCGAAGGCGTGGGCTCCAGCATCACCTGGGCGGCGGCGTGGTAGTCACGGGCGGACCGGGAACGCGCCTCGGCAACAGCTGCCTCGGCGCGCTCGCTGCGCGCACGCCCCTGGCGCTCCAGCTCGGTCATCGCCTCGCCCTGCTTGAGCAACGCCAGGCGATTGGCCTGATCGGCCTGTTGCAACGCGACCAACTGCGCACGAGCCTCGTCCAACCGGGGCCGGTAGAACTGTCCCGCCATCCAGGCGCCGAACCCGACCAACCCGAGGGCACACAGCCCCCAAGCCAGCCAGCGGCTAGAAAGGAAGGCACTCATGCCAGTGCCTCCCGGAACTTCGCCCACAGCGCCCGACGCTCGGCCAGGCCATTGAGCCCACCGTTGATACGCCGGGTGATGGCCTCGAAGTCCCCGGCATCCGCCAGTTCGTTCAGCCCGTTCACCTGCCAGAACCAGGCGGCCGAGAGCACGGCCGGCCCCGGCTGGGCGAGCAGATCCGGCTGCTCCACCAGGGGCAGCCCCAGCGCCGCACCGCAACGCTGGTACTGGGCCCGACCGGTGATCTGCAACAGCCCCCTGCCCCGGTACCGCCACCCGTCTCCGGAAGCCTCGGGTCCGTTCCCCATACGGTTGGCATACACCACATTGGCAATCGCCTCGGGCCGACGATGCAGGGCCCGGGCCAGCGCATTGGGCTGCCCATCCGCACCCCGGAAACGTCCCGGCCAGGTAGCGGCCAGGCCCGTGGCGCTGTAGTTGAGATTCTCGGTCAGCCGGGTGAAACCGGCGGACTCGTGGGCAGCTTGGGCGAGGAAGGCGGATTGGCGGGTGGGGGTGGTGAGGGAAAAGCGGGAGAAAACACTGTCGAAGGTGGAAACGAAAACGCCCGCATTTAAACGGGCGTTGGTGGGTATAACATCAAACTCAGTCATTAATAGCCTCGCTAGGATTAGGCATATGTCCACCCATTTAGCCCTGACTAGCCATCAGCCAATTTTCCAACTACATAGCTTCATGCCTATTGGTCACCAAAGGCTTCAGGCCAACCGCCCGAAAAGTCATAGGTAGCAGGATCAGGTGCAACCTCCAATGCAGCACGATGCGATTCCGCGACCTCGAACAGCCTTGCATCAAGATCAACAGCAGCAGACACAGCATCGAAAGCTAACTGCACTGTCACCGCAATGAATGAGCCATCCATTGTCTTCCAATGCAACGGCTTTCCTAGGATGACAATTTCATCGTTTTCTGCTCCACCAGCGGCAAGCAAATCACGGGCCTGGTCTTTAAGAGCCAGATGTTGCATGCGACTTTCGGTATCGCTGTGAAGCCATTTATCCCCAGTCTTTATCCCCCCCCCTTTGCGCTTTTCACGTACCGCCTTAATTCTCTCCCACTGAGACGCTTTTATTGCCTCAACAGTCGGACCTGGCTGCATGGCGACAACGACGCGACCGTTGATGACGTCAAACACTTCATCTGGAGCCCTCGCCATGGCGGCTTTGAAATCTTCTTCCGAAACATCAACCAGGTCACTCGGCAAGAGTGCATATTGAATTTCATCAGGATAAAAACATCCAGTTGATTTGCTGAATCTCATAACTCCCCCTTAATTCCCGATCGCAAACCAAGTGAAAAACCACGTATTCGTTTCGCCTAAAATATTGAAAAGCTTGGTGGTTACCCCTGTGTTAGATCGGGTACTCGCCAGTTCAATCACAGTTGCTGAGCCTTCACCGACGTGTGTTCCGTGAATGCCGAAAAAGGCGTTTGGGAATGCAACTGGAAACTTTATCGGTAGCGTACCGTCCGGCATTGAAATACCCGCACCCCATTGCAAAATTAGTCCACTGGGAAGTTTTTGATACCCGTTACTCGAGAGACTAGAACCAAATGAACTCGCGTACCTAAGAGCACCTACACCATACATGAACCAGCGATTATCCCCAGAAGAAACAAAGGTAACAGAATCACCGTCCCCGATAGTAGCGCCAGTTAATGCCTGATTTGAAGAATTTGCATATACCCTGTCAACACCTTGGGTCTTTATATAACATAGCAACGATGCCGCACTGATCTGAATAACACTTCCAGCCGGAACCGAGGCTGAAAGCGGGAGTGTTATATCCGTGCAACTGCCATATAGATTTATTGATGAATTAATACGATCACTACTAATTTTTTGCCCCGCCGTGCCATAAGAGAAAGTCCTTCCAAACCCTCCCATCGCACGCTGGACGAACTCTGTTGTCGCGATGCTGCTGTCATTATCAAACTGAGCCGGAGTCGGTGCAGTCGGATTGCCAGAAAGCGCTGGCGACGAGATAGGCGCGAAGTTCTGCTCCTGGATCAACACCTTCAACGCATCACGCGTCAGCGCCGTCTCCACCCATTCGCTGGGATTGACCGACGGCTGTTTGCCCAGGCTTGCCACCTTGGCCTTCCAGACCTTGCCGCTCTCCTGCACGTGGGCGCTCACGGGGTAATCCTCGGTCGCCGACCACTCGGCGATGCCCCGCTGCAGGAGGTAGCGCAGGGCTTCGTCATTGCGCTTGAACAGCGCGTTGAACCATTCCATCGGCGGGATGCCGTTGGTCTGGTCGAACGACACGCCCCAACCTCGGGCGATGTCGGGGAAATTCTCGACTTCTCCGGTTTTGGCGCCGGATGCAAAGACCGTCTCGTCAGGACGTTTGTATTGAGTCATGGGTAAAACCTCATTCGATTCGTGGCTAGAAAATCGCCGGCGCAACGGCCGGCGATTGAGCGCGGCCCGCTCTGGAAGGGGGCTGGCGCTCGGGAACAAAGGAGGGGCAAACGCCCCACCGATCACGAATCGATGCTCGCCATGGCTCAGGTTGAAACGCCCAGCCCGCGTGGGGCGGGCTGGTTTCTAAAAAACTAGCGGCCGGTGCTTTCGTCTCCTTTTGCGATGATCCTGATTGCGGTGATCGCCTCGGCGGCTACCGCCTTAGCATGTTCCGCGCCACCGGCCGCAATAGCAGCGCGGACCGACTCCTTAGCCTGCAGGCGCAGTTCACGAATCCGATACAGAACATCGGTGTAGGCAGCGGCCCGGAGAAGAATGCTCTCAGCGGCTTGGCGAGCGCTGCGCCCGTTGTTTACCCACGCGGACACACTGCGGGGCACAGAGTCGGACGGATACCCAGCCTCAGCAAAAGTCCGGGCGTCAGTTGCAGTCTTTTCGTACTCCAGGGCGCGTAACGGATCGACAACGAAGGAATTACGGGCGGCATCTGCAGCAGAGTCAATTGCTGCGATTAGGCCCAACTCGACGATATTGAGTGTTTCGAACGGCTCCGGCTCATTGCCATCAGCTAGCCAGTCCTCGTATTCCACCCACAATGGATGAGCACGTGGAATAAACACTCCGCTAAGTAGTTGAATCACATCAGGACTGTCGGTGAGCTTGTACATTTCGAACCCCTTATAGCTCGGCGTCTGCAGTCCAGTGGACCTGCAAATTTTGATTAACGGCACCGGAAGATGGCAGCATGAAATTCAGAGAGAAACAGGTTTGACCAATGTTCCCCAAAGATGTGGAAGAACAGTCCACGAAAGCAGATGTGTTGCGAATTTGCATATTAGAGATATCCGGGTTATATGCGGTAATTGCAGGGGCAACCCGTTTGCGAACGTTAAACCAGATATTGAATGAAGATCCGACTGCGCCACTCGCCTGACTTTGATAAAGAGCAGCTCCTGCACGTGTAAGAGTGCCCGGCGCATCACTGAGATCATAGCTCTTCTCGAAGTAGCGCTGGCAAAGCCCTAGTTCCTCTGCCAACGAACGGCGGTCGAACGAGGTAGCGGCCTGGCCTTCTTCTACTTGAACTTGAGCGAGGCTAAACGTGAGATTAGTTACAGGCCTAAAGAAAAGCAGTTCAAGGCAGTCATCTCCATTACTACCGAGAGCCTTATCTGATATTGATGGCAGGTCATAGATCAGTATGAACCTCTGCCAAGTCGCACTCAAGTTAATCGGATTTATTAAATCAACCCTCGCACTGGGACTGCCACCCGTACCAAAAAATTGGCTGAGATATACATCAATGCGTACATCACTGTTAGCTTTGGCATAAAAGCTGACAGCAACTTTTTTCCCCGCCAAAGTTTTTACGCTTTCTATGCGTTGGCGGAAATTTAAGTTACTGCCACCCGACGTAACGACTTGAGCAAAGTAAGTCGGCTCGCCTGCTACCTCTATCTGGTCGAGCTTAAATACTTGTCGTGTAACGGCCACAGATCCCACGGTGCCTGGATTCACCCGCCAACGGTCTGCTGTATACATGATGCCGTAGGGTGCGCTCGATGTGATGCTGGTTCCGCGCTGCCAAATGTTAAAGTCCCCGTTGATCAGTAGATTTTTTCGATGCACTTGGACAGGAAATTTCTGCTCTGGGTCGAATTTAATAAATTGTGAACCGCCGAGCACTTCACCGCGTTTCCCGACTGTGACTCGATTGAAACTCCCCACTGCAGCATCTGCTTTCCTCGCAACACACTCAAACACCAACCCAGAAGTGCCTAAGGCAAGAGTTTCATCAGTCGCTAACTGCCAAACCGAGTTGGCATTGACGGCGCCGTGCTCGACTGAAACGAACATTCCTGGCGTAACGTTAATGGCCGCGTCTGCATCTGCATCACGAATCCAAGTATCAGAGGCGGCTATGTAGATGCCGTTCTGCAAAGCGATAATCTGATCCTTAACCAACACCCGATCACCAGCAAACGGCACTACGCCATCAATCATCTCCAACCCCTTGAGGCCAAGATTACCGGTCGTAGCAAGTCGCACACGGCTTTTGCCCAGTTGCTCCTGAATCAAGGCCTTCAATGCTTCACGGGTCAGCGCCGTCTCCACCCATTCGCCGGGGTTGACCAACGGCCGCTTGCCAAGGTTTGCCACCTTGGCCTTCCAGACCTTACCCCCCTCCTGAACGTGGGCGTCCACGGGGTAGTCCTCGGTGGCCGACCAGTCGGCGATGCCGCGTTGCAGCAGGTAGCGCAGGCCTTCGTCACCGCGCTTGAACAGCGCGTTGAACCACTCCATCGGCGGGATGCCGGCGGTCTGGTCGTAGGCCACGCCCCAGCCACGGGGAATGTCGGGGAAACCCTGGACCTCGCCCGGCTTGGCGCCGGATGCGAAGACCAGTTCGTCAGGACGGGAGTAATGCGTCATAGGAACCTCGCGAATTTTCCTTGGTTGAAGCCGAGTGCGCCGGCGGCGCCCCGGAAGCCGAAGGCCCGTTGGGGCACAGCGACGTAGAACTGGATACGGACACCCGCCGGTCGCGGCAGGATGTCCAGGGTGTTCAGCGCATAGCGCTTGAAGTCGCTGACCTGGTCGCTGCGGATGACCACGGTCAGGCTCATGTCGTACTGGTCGAAGACCAGGCTCTCGCTGTCGAAGATGAAGCGCAGGGCTGCGCTGATGTCGTCGACGGTGCCGAGTTGGTAGTTGCGGGCGATGCGGCAGCGGATGAGGAAGCGGTAGTCGTCGTCATCCAGCACCGCCGACTCTTCCAGCGGGTCGCCCATGCGGTACCACTTGCCGGTGCCGAAACCGCGGGCACCGGGGACTTCGTGGAAGCCGAACAGGCTGCGCGGGGCGAGCCCGTTGAGCACGCGGCTCTGGCCGACGTGCTTGCCCACCAGGTCGAGGTTGGCGCCCAGCGCGCGGTCGATGTCGAGCGCGTCGGGCAGGCTCGACAGGCCTTGCCAGGTGTCGCCGAACTGTCGCGAGATCAGTTCGGCGGTGGCGGCGGCCCGGGGCTTGCCCTGGTATTGCCAGATCAGCAGGCGGTCATAGCTCATAGCACCACCACCTCGATGTCGGACGGGGCGAACCGCGCCCGCTCACGCACACCGATGGCGATGTTGTCCGCCGCCGGGGTGCCGCTGCGGCGGCTGATCTTCAGCTGCTCGACCCAGAAGCCCTGGACGGTGTTGATCGGGCTGTAGAGCCGCGACAACTGCACGTCCTGGCCGATGCGGAAGTCCAGCTGCGCCAGTTGCGCCTTGATCGCCGCCACGTCGATGGCGGTGAACTCGGCGTCGCGCCGCAGCTGGACGAAGGCCTTGCAGTCCACCACCGCCGGGCGGTCGAAGCGGATCAGGCGCTTCATGCCCTGCCCGTCCACCACGGAGTGCGACTGCTGGCCCATGAGTCCGGTGCCCGCCGGCTTGCGCTGGAAGATCGCCTGGGCGATGGCCTGCTCCTCGCCGCCATCGACGATCAGGTTGAGGCTGTGGCCCGGCACGCCGTCGGCGTCCGCAGTCGAGCCGGTGTTCTCCAGCCCCACCACCTGGCGCACGTCCGGCAGTTGCAGCAGCGCGGCCACCAGGCCATCGAGGCTGTTCTGCGCCGGGCGGGCGCGGCTGCGGAAGAAGCGCGCACGCAGCTCGGCGTCGGTCTCCTCCTCGGCGCCCACTTCGGCGGGCGCCTGGGTGGTGGCGGTGTCCCACCCCAGCACCAGGGTCTCGAGGGTGAGGCTGCTGTTGGCCGGCAGGTTGTAGGCGCCGAGTTCTTCGCTGCGCAGGTCGGCGCGGGCGGAGCCGTCGACACCCAGGGTGACGTCGGCGGTGAGCAGCCAGCGCCCGCGGTTGGCGTCGCGCAGCACGGCGCCGGCGGGAATCTGGGTGCCGGCACGCCCGGTGAGGGCGGTGCCGCGCAGGTAGCTGTAGCGCGCCTGGCGCCGGGTCAGCCCGGCGTAGGCGACCCGCTGTTCGAGCCAGTCGCCACTGGCGTGGTCCGGATCGAGGGCGCGGTAGATGACCTCGCCCAGCTCCTCCAGGTCCGCACGAACCTGGGCGATGAGCCCGAGCATCTGCCCGTCGGGGCTGTCGGGCGCGAGGTCGATGTCGTTGCCATAGATGGCTCGGAACCCCTGGTCCAGCTCCGCAAGGATGCTGTCCAGGCGTACACCGACATAGCCCTTGTTGGTCAGTTGTCCCATGTTGGTTCTCCAAAGAAAAAGCCCCACTCGAGGTGGGGCTTCGGTTTGACGGCGGCGGCCGATCAGCGCTGGACGCGGGTGCTCAGGTCATTGCCGAGGTTGTCGCGCAGCGTGACGCCGATGGCCAGGCGCCGGTCGTCGGGGGTGACGTCCAGCTGGAAGTCGAGGATCTCGCTCACCCCCTCGGTGGTGAGGATGCAGCGCTTGATGTCCACCTCGATCTGCGCCAGGTCCGCCGGCCGCTCCATGCGGGGCAGCCAGGGCAGGCCATGCTCCAGGTCGAGGAACCAGTCCCCCTGGAAGGAGCGCAGGCGCGTGCACACACGCTGGGCCACGCATTCGCCGCCGTCGGCGTAGTTGTTGCGGCCCTGGCCGAAGGTCCAGTCGCCGTCCTTGTCTATTCGTCTCACTCTCATTGTCGTGTCCTCATTGCGGCACGCCGGTGACGGCCGGGCCGGCCATGACCTGGCCGTGCAGGTGGCGTTCCAGGCTGATGCCGCTGGACACCACGTCGCCCTTGCCGGTCATGCCCGCCTCGAACACCACCGGGCATTTGATCAGCACCTTGGCGCCGTCCAGCGTCAGGGTGCCGCCCTCGTCCAGGCGTACGTAGGCCGAACCGTCCAGCCGACGCAGTTCCACCGCGTCGGTGGCGAAGGCCGGCACCACCTGGGGCAGCGAGCTGATGCCCATCACCGCCACGGCGTCCGACAGGTCGTGCTGGCGGTAGTCCAGCGGTTCGCTGGAGGCACCGGAATGCCACCAGCCGTCGATGCAGCGCTCGTTGAACACCAGCAGGCATTCGTCGCCCGGCTTGACCGGGAAGGTCAGCACGAAGCCGCCCCCCCGAGGGAACTGCACCGGCACGTCGGGCAGCATCGGCAGGGGCTGGCGCGAGCCATCCATCAGCTGCTGCTCGATCATCGGCTGCACGCTGGCCACCTGGCGGGCGGCATCGAAGGCGACGATGCGCCCCGGCAGCGCGGTGTGCAGGCGCTTGATGCGGGTGTCGAGGGCGGTGCCCATGGCGACCTCGGTCGAGGGGGTCTGCCAGTCGTAGTTACCCATTGCTCTTGCCTCCGGATTGGCTCTTGGCGCCGCCGGCCGGCTGGAACTCGCCCTTGCTCACGGTGAGCACGCAGAACCAGTCCTTCTCCATGACGTCGCCCTTGCTGATGATCCTGACGATCTTGTAGTCGCCGTCAAAGCGCGGCTCGATGGACTTCACCCGCACCGTGCCACCGACCCGGGGTGCCGGGTCGATCAGGCAGGTCAGCTCCAGGCCGCCCTCCACTTCCTTGGGTGAGCCGATCAGGCCGGTTTCCTGGGAGAGGAACACGGCCTGGTCGTCCAGCACGTTGCCGGCGGGCAGCAGCAGCAGTTCGCCGTCCTGGATGGACCAGTCGGCCCCCTGCTCCGCCGCCACCTGGCTGAGCACGTCGCGGCTCAGCCCCACCAGCACCTTGCCGCGCGGCAGGGGCCGTTGCTTGGGCAGGGTGATCTGCCCCGGCGTGGTGGACTTCATCGACTGCACCGCTGCCTTGACGTGGTCGTCGGCAGTGCTGCCGGCGGCGAGGGAGCGGCTGATGCGCGCCTCGCGGTAATCCACCGCACCGGTGGCGCAGGTGAGCACGGTGATGTTGTCCAGGCCCTTGCGCTCCACCGCCGCCTCGGCGATGTCGCCGGCGTAGAGCAGGCGCAGCTCGCTGTAGCCGGCCCAGAGCCAGGCCTTGCGCAGGGTGCCGTCCTGCAGTTGTTCGCGGTGCTCGGGGTTGAGGTTCCAGACGCGGATCGTTCCCGGGTTGGGTTTGTTGTCGATGCTCTTGGTGAAGTCGAAGGCCACCCGCAGGCTGTCGATCACCAATCCTTCCTGGTCGGCACCGAGGATCAGGCGGTAACGCCGGCCGAACTGCCTCATGGCTGCACCTCCGCTTTCTCGCCGATGTGGAGCAGGCAGCGGCTGCCCATGTCATCGCCGCCGATGGGGTCGAGGCCGACGCCGCTGACATCTTCCAGCCAGAGGAAGAACGGCAGGGTGCTGCGCCAGAGCATCGGCACGCCGGTCACCAGGGTCAGCCCCTGGGCCAGCCAGGTGCCCTTGGCCTCGTCCAGCAGGTCGATGGCCCAGTGGTCGCCGATGCTGTTGTAGCGAAGGGTCAGGCGCAGGCGGTAGCCGGCGAACTCGAAGCTCTGCTCCTGCAGCGGGTCGCTGCTGATGGGGATCTGCTTCATGAGAACACCGTCCTGCCTACCGCATGCGCAAAGCTCTCATTGCGCTTCTTGGTCTTGGGCGTGGTCTTGCCCTTGGACTTCTTCTCCGCTGCCTGGCACTGGGAGCGTCCGGAACGCTTGGTCCCGGCCGCCGGGGTGACCACGCCATTGATGACGCGGGTATCCACCACCAGGACTTCGCGCAGGGTCAGGTCCAGCTCGATGGCGCCATCGATGGCCTGCACGGCGGAAATCGTGGTGAGCAGCATGTTCTTGTACAGGTAGAAACCGGTCTGCACCTGCAGCAGTTCACCGGCCTTCTGGGTGTCCAGCAGGCATTGGTAGACCTGTTGCAGGCGCGACTGGCTGGGCGAGCTGTCGAAGCGCGACAGCGGCTGGTACTCCAGCATCCAGGGCGCCAGGGGCCGGGCCTTGGGTGTGTCCACCTGGGGCTTGAGCCAGCTCTTGAGCTCGCGCTGGGCCCGATTGCGGGCCTGCCGGGTCAGGTTGGCCAGGATCCCCGGCTTCACCTCGTCGACGAAGTCGACACTGCTGCGCAGCCCCGGCGTGACCTCGGCGGCCAGGGCCGCCAGGGGGTCGTAATGCTCGACCACGATGCCCTTGATCTTCAATGTGCGGGGCTGCGCGTAGGCGTGGTCGGCAATGTTGGCGCCGCTCTCCACCGGGTTTTCGGTGATCTTGAGTTCAGCGGTGTGGGTTTCGTTGATGACCGCATCGAGCCTCATCGTGCCGATGCGGCGGTTGATCAGCATGACCATCGATTCACCTCACTGTCTGATGTCACTCTGGTTGTTGTGGGTGGCCAGGCGCTGCTGGTTGGAGGCCACCTGCTCGGCGACCTCCCGTCCGATGGCTTGGGGGTTGTCTCCGCTCACGTGGACCGTGACCGACTGGTTGAAGCTGTTGTTGCTCACCGGGGCCACGAGGGAGGCGGCACCGACGCCGGCGCCCAGCGCCGCGCGGCTCTGTGCGTCGTGCACACCGGCCGTGAACTGGCTGGCGCCTTCCACCAGGCGAGGTGCCGTGGCGGCCTGGTCGTCGGTGCTGTTCCAGCCGAAGAACCCGGCCACGCCGGAGAACATCCCCGGCGATTCCTTGGCCGCCTCGGGCGCGCCTTCCTTGTCGTCACCGAAACCGAACATCCCGGCGACCTTCTTGAACCCGGCGCCGAGTGCCTCGAACTTGGCCTTCACGCCTTCGAACCAGCTGTTGAAGACTTCCTTGATGCCGTCGAAGCCGCCTTTGACGAGGACGAACAGACCTTTGAACAGGTTGATGACGTAGTTGATGCTGGTACCGATGCCGGCCATCAGGCCCTCGGCGAAGGCCATCGCCGATTCGCTGATTTCCCCCCAGAGGGCCATGAACTGTGCCTTCAGCCCATTCAGGACTAGCTCTACCGCGGCGATGCCGTTGAGCAACGACTCCCAAGAGAACAGGCTGCCGATCACTTCGAACTGCGTGGCCAGGCCTTCGAATATCCCGCCGAACGCCTCCTTGACGCCGTCGACGTCTCCTCGCAGCAAGGCGAAGAAGCCTTTGAACAGGTTGATGACGTTGCTGATGCCCGCGCCGATGAACACCACCAGGCCGTCGGCGAAAGCCATCGCCGACTCGCTGATTTCCCCCCAGAGAGCCATGAACCGTGCCTTCAGCCCATTCAGCACGGCCTCTACCGCAGCGATGCCATTGAGCAACGGCTCCCAGGAGAACAGGCTGCCGATCACTTCGAACTGCGTGGCCAAGCCTTCGAATATCCCGCCGAACGCCTCCTTGACGCCGTCGAAATCTCCTCTGAGCAAGGCGGAGAAGCCTTTGAACAGGTTGATGACGTTGCTGATGCCCGCGCCGATGAACATCATCAGGCCGTCGGCGAAGGCCATCACCGTCTCGCCGTTCTCCGCCCAGAAGGCGTCGAACTGCGCCTTCATGTCCGCCAGGATGGCGCCGACTTCCTTGAAGCCTTTCACCAGCGGCTCCCAGACGCCGCCGAAGGCCGATTCGCCGCCGTCCAGGTAGGTCATGAAGTCGTCCACCAGGGCGATCACCACCACCAGGGCGGCGATGATCCACATGATGGGGTTGGTGGCGAAGGCCATCAGGCTGGCGCGGCCGACCCAGAGCAGGGCCGTGCCGAGCATCATCAGGGCGTTGTCCCATCCGACGGTTCCGCTGACCACGAAGTCCAGCGCGCGGCCGAAGTTGTAGACCGCGTCCAGGCCTTCGGCGACCAGCGTCATGGTCTTCTGCAGCCCTTCGGTGATCAGCTCCTTGTTGGCGTCCACCACCGCGAGGAAGCGGTCCGCCAGGAATGACAGTTGCGGGGCGAGGCCCAGGCCGACCCGCGCCTTCACCCCGTCCAGCACCTTGTCCAGTTTCTCCATGGACGTCTGGTAGTCCTTGGCCGACTGGGCCTGCTCGTCGGTGACGACGCCCAGGGCATCCGGCCCGGCCTTGAGGTCCTTCAGGCTGCCCAGGGAGGACTGCACGAAGTCGAAGAGCTTGGAGGCCACCTGGGAGATGGCGCCGCCGATCCTGGACGAGCTGCCCTCGACCTGCGCCGCCTTGTCCTGAACCTGGTTGAGGGTCTCGATGTAGGTGTAGTGGGCCTGGTTGCTGGAGAGCAGGGTGTTGCGGGTGACCTCGACGTTCTGCCTGAGGTGGTTCACCACGCTGATCTCCTGCACCAGCGTATTGCTGATGACGTTCAGCTCCTGCTTCAGAGTGTTGGTGATCTGCTGCAGGCCCAGCGCGAACTGCGTGCTGAGTTGTTGGATTCCAATTTCAATTGCCATTGGCCTGCCTCTCGTGGGCCTGACGCTGTGCGTCATCCCATTCGGCTATCGCGTCATGGAAGTCGCACAAGTCGGCCAGGGTGTAGAGCGCGCGCAGCTCGTGCAGGGTGCAGAGCTGGCGCATGACAGGGGTGAACAGGAACCAGTCGGTCACTCCGCCTCGGCCGGTCCCGGCAGAATCGCCGACAGGGCTGGCGCGGCGGCGGCGAAAAAATCGGCGAACTGGTACTTCACCCCCTCCACCAGCAGCGGCACCAGGTGCCCGCGGTGTTGGTTGAAGTGCGCCTCGGCGCGGTCGGCGAGGCGGAATGCCGCGCCGTCGGCCGGTTGCACGTTGGTCTGCTGGATCACCAGCGCTTCGATCTCCGCCACCACCGGATCGCCCAGGTTGGCCAGGATGGCGCCGATGGCCAGGCTGTCGCCGCCCTCGCCGCGCTTGATCTCCACGCCCTGCAGCAGGCGCGCGGCCTTCTTCAGGGCGTTCCAGGCCGGCATGGCGTTGGCCGGGCGCATGACGTAGTCGAAGCCGTCGAGGTTGATGCGATGTTCGGCGTTCATGGTCAGGCGACTCCTTGTTCCAGGTTCACGTTGGCGCGCTCGAAGACGATGGTCCAGGTGGTGTCGTTGGCCTCGCTGCCACGGGTCACCTCGGGACGCTTGGTGAAATAGCCGCGGGTGGCGCTGATCAGGTCTTCGTTGAGCAGGTCGCGCATTTCCAGGGTCAGCGGGGTGAAGGCCTTGAGGTTGCCTTCCTGCAGCAGGCGCAGGCTGTTGAGGAACTTGTTGTCACGCGAGTGCTGCTTGAGCTTCAGGGTGAGGGTCGCGGACCGGTCGTTGTTGGCAACGAACACGCCGGTGCCGTTGCTGCCGATCTTCATGGAGCCGGATTCGGCGGTGAAAGCCAGCTTGAGGACATCGGCGCCGGCGCCCCAGTCGCTGATCTCGTAGCCGTTGATCAGGACGGACAGTTGTTTCTGGTCGTAGATAGCCATGGAAAATCTCCGGAAATGAAAAGGCCCCACGCGGGGGCCGGAAAACGTTGGGTGGGTCGGGATCAGCGGTCGAAGTTGACCAGCACGTCCACGGAGTGAACGGCGCCGGCCATCTTCAGGGCCACCTGGATCGGCGGCGCCTTGCGCTGCTCGCGGTCGGAGGTGGACAGGTTGTCGACGCTGTCGGCCCAGACGTAGTAGCCCTCGTCCAGGCGCTCGCCGCTGACCAGGTTGCCGAACGGGTCGCCGTTCCACACACCGGGGGCGAAGGCACCGTTGTTCACGCCCTCGCGGCAGACCTTGCGCACGGCGGCCAGCAGGCGCGCCACACCGGCGTCGGTCAGCGGCACCTTGCTCGAAGAGCGGTAGAGGGTGGCGAAGACCTCCTTCTGCACCGCGTCGACGTACCAGTCGAGGATGTGCACTTCATCGAAGAAGCGGCCACCGATCACGGTGCCCTCGGCGACCATCGCCGACTCGTCGAAGTAGGTGTAGAAGTTCAGGCCCAGCTTCCGGCACTTGTCCGCTTCGGTGAGGGTCAGGTTGTCAGCGCTGATGCCCGGCAGCTGCTTGAACTTCATGGTCAGGGTGGAGTTGTTGGCGGCGAAGTTCACCGACAGCGCACGCGCCAGCCAGCTGGCCACGGCGTAGGGGTCGTTCTTGTCGTAGACCGCGACGGTGCGGTAGCTCTGGCGATCCTTCAGGCGCTTGAACGGGTTGCTCGGCACATTCTCCAGGTGGCTGGGGTTCTGGGTGGTGACGCCGAAGACCTTCTTGTCCGCAGCCAGCACCCAGGCGGCCGCCTGTTCGATCTCGTCGTCGGTCAGGGACGCGGCGACGGTGGCGGCGTACCAGCCGGAGTTGACCTCCAGCAGCGCGGTGAAGGCCTCGGGCAGGGTCTGCGCAGCCAGCACCAGGGCATCGCGACCGGCGACCTTCTGCGCCATGCCGTTCTCCAGGCGCAGCAGGCCACCCAGGTAGGCGCCGGTGGCGCCCAGGTCCTGGACGAAACCGACGGACTTGGTCTGGCCGGCGACGTCGGCTTCGAGGATGAAGCGGTTGGCCACGGCGTCATAGCGGCAGCTGACGGCCTGGGCGGTGAGCTTGGCGTCGATCAGCGCGGCGATGGCCGGCAGGTCGCTGGCGGCGCTGAAGTTCAGGCCGGTGACGTCCTGGCGGACGCCGTCCACGGTCACCGAGAACTGGCCGGCGCTGATGGCCTTGAGCTGGTCCAGGGTGGCCACCAGCGGCGTGCCGTTGAGGGCGGCCTTCACCGCCGGCACGTTGCGGGTGTTCTTCAGCCAGCGCGCCACCAGCAGTTGCTTGGGTCGCGGGCTCTGGGCGAAGAAGGCGCTGGCGGCCAGGGCGGTCTGGGAGGTGCTGCCGAAGGCGGCTTCCACCTCGGCCTGGCTGGCGCAGCTGATATAGAGGGTGGCGGCGTCGGTGAAGACGTTGCCGGCCTCGGGGGTGAACAGGGCGAGCTGGCCGAAGTCACGGCGCGGGCTGGCCACCGGTTGAACGTTGAGTTGTACGTTGACGATCTGCGAAAGCGGAAGGGACATATCAGGTCTCCGTTGGATTCACTGTAAGGGTGGCGGTGAGGCCCGTATCGGTGTGGGCGGTCACCACCGAGGAAGCGATGCGTTTCTGTTCCAGGACCACCTGGTGGCCATGGACGAGGACCAGCTCCAGACGGGCCTGCTCCTTGGCCACGCCCGCCTCGACGGCGGACAGGTTGTCGATGGGTTTCATGCGCGGCAGGGCAACGCCCAGCCGGCGCAAGCTGTCCAGGGCCCGGCTGGACTGCAGGATCGAGCGCGCGTCGTGCGCCAGATCCAGCGCCCCGGGGCCATGGGTGATGAGGTGGAAGGTGGTTTCACAGGCGGTGACGACGGTTTCCCGCTCGCCATTGCCGTTGAACTCGCGGCGGGACACGCCCACCTCGGCGGACTGCTGCTCGCGCAGGCTGGCGTACAGGCCCGCCGGCGGCGCAGCGGCCTGGTCGGCGGCCACCAGCGCCCCGGCCGGCAGCTCCAGCAGGCTGCGCAGCGCTTCGCGCAGGGCCGCCACATCCAGCCGCGTGGCGGTGATGCTCATGGTGTTCTCCTTTATATGCAGGGCACGACCCAGCGCGGGCGACCGGGGCCGCCCGGCCAGGCCGGGGATGGAACAGGTGGGCGCCGGGCGTCAGCCCAGGCGCAGGATGCGGGCGAGGTTGCCGCGGGCCCTGAAGACCAGGACCAGCAGGATCAGCAACACCCCCAGCATCCACGGCGACAGCTGCCCCACGGGGTAGCGGCCGACCGCGATGCTCAGGGCCTGGCTGCCGGTGCACAGCGCCATCAGGTAGGCGCAGAGCGAAACACCGGGGCGGAAGCGCGAACCGCGCCGCCGGTAAGTGATCAGCCGAAGGCAGATGGCCGAACAGACGAAGAGGGTCGCGGTGGCCAACGGGTCATCCATTGCGGCCTCCCGCGCCTCGGCGCAACAAGGTGCGCAGCCAGTTGGGCAACTGCCCGCCGCGCATCCATTCGAGCATCCCGATCCCTCCGGTGACACAGAGGGTGGCGGCCACGAAGGCCACCACCCCGCTGGTCTGGGCCAGCCCGCGACTGACCGCCTCGACGGCGGCGTAGTAGCCCCCCACCCAGGACACCAGCAGGTAGCCGGCGCGGGTCAGGGGCTTGTAGTCACGGGCGAACACCACGAAGAAGATGGCACCGCCGAATCCTCCGATCAGCGCGTTGCCATCGATGCTGGGGATCAGGATCGCCAACCCCGCGCCGGTCATCCCCCCTGCCATTGCCGCAGCGACACTGGGCTCGGTCATGATGGGACTCCTTGAAGAGGGCCCGATGATCGACCGGGCCCGGAAACGAAAGAGCCCGCTGGTGGGCGGGCTCTTGATGGTCTGATTTCGATCTTGGAGCTAGGTTACCTTTATCGTCCCAACAGGTCAATATGGGAGAACCTGTTTTTTTCAAAAATATTTTCAATGCGCCACGACAATCCCCGCACGGCTCATCGGCGCCTCCAGGCGCGCCAGGGCCTCGCGAAGTTTCAGGGCCACGCGCGCGCGCCAATCCTGGTCCCAGCGGTGCAGGGTGCTCTTGGACAGGCCGGTCAGGCGCTCGATCTCGCGGATGCTGTGGGGCGGGCGGCGGAACATGCGCATCAGCAGTGCCAGGGCGGCACGCTGCTCGGCCGAATCGGCCTGCGGCTTGAGCCAGTCACGCAGGGCCGCCATGGCCAGCACGAAGTCGCGCCCGTGGGCGTATTCGGCCTGAACCACGGCCAGTTCGAGGGGGTGGTCGGCCAGCAGGCGCTGGGCGAAACGGATCGTCATGGTGGCCTGGGCCTGCCATTCGTGGGGGCTCAGGCCGCTGGGCAGACGCTCGACGAACTGGGTGTCGAAACGCTCGCGCAGCACATCGATCGCCATCGCCGTGGACGACTTCGGCCCCACCCGGTGTTCAGCCATCCAATACGCTACGGCCAGGGCCTGTTCGGTGCTGTTAAACATGGGCTGTCTCCTTTTCCATGCCCCGTGGCAGGGCTAAACAAAAGCCCCGTCGACCGGTTCACGGCAACGGGGCAGCACAGGCGCATATAATAATACCTATATATAGGTGCTTGCAATGAAATAGGCGCACCGTTAATCTGCTGCCCCATGGAACTCAAAGACCGAATCCGGGCGGCGCGAAAGCACGCCAACCTCAGCCAGGTCCAGCTCGCCCAGGCGACTGGCATGACCCAGGCCTCCATTTCCGATCTGGAGCGTGGCAAGTCGCGCGCGACCAGTTTTGCCACGCAGATCGCCACTGTCTGCGGCGTCAGCCCGCGCTGGCTCGCCGAAGGCCACGGCGGCATGCTCGACACGCGCATGCCGCCGTCCGGCGCGAACGCCAACTGGGCCGGCGCCGTGGAGTCCTGGGACGACGACACCCCGCTGGACCCCGACGAGGTCGAGCTGCCCTTCTACAAGGAAGTGGAGCTGTCCGGCGGCAAGGGCAGCACCGTGGTGCTGCAGACCACCGGGCGCAAGCTGCGCTTCGGCAAGTACTCGCTGCGCAAGAAGAACATCGACGCGGCCAGCGCGGCCTGCGTGACGGTGAACGGCAACAGCATGGAACCGGTCCTGCCCGACGGCAGCACGGTGGGCGTGGACACCAGCTCGCGCACCATCAAGGACGGCGACATGTACGCCTTCGACCACGACGGGCAACTGCGGGTGAAGCTGCTCTACCGCCTCCCTGGCGGCGGGCTGCGCATCCGCAGCTTCAACAGCGACGAACACCCCGACGAGCGCTACGAGGCCACCGAAGTGGCCGAGCACATCAACGTCATTGGCCGGGTGTTCTGGTATTCGGTGCTGCTCTAGGCAGCGCTGGCACCGCGTGACCTCCGGAACACAGGCAAAAAAATGGGCGACCATCTGGTCGCCCGCCCAATTCATTCCGGGATGGGAATGCTAGAAACGCTTGTGTCCGATCACGCAAGATTCAGACGCGTCCTTTGTACCCCCCGAGCGCCGGCCCAACCATTGCACCAAGGTCTAACAGGCCGTTGAACACGCCCCGTGCTGACCCGCCTGGAACCCCAGCGGCCTGCCGGCTCAGGCCTCTTCCCGACCCAATCCGTACTGCCGCAGCTTGTTGGCGATGGTGGTGTGCGACACCCCCAGACGCTTGCCCAGTTGCCGGCTGCTGGGGTGGTCGGCGAACAGCCGCTCCAGCACCGCCCGCTCAAAGCGCCCGACGATGGCCTCCAGCCCGCCTTCCAGGGAGAAGTCCCCAAGGGGCTGTGGCGCGCCGTAGTCCGGCAGGCGGATGTGCTCGGCACGCACCTGGCCGCCTTCGCACAGGGAGACGGCCTGGAACAGCACGTTCTCCAGCTGCCGCACATTGCCCGGCCAGTGGTAGCGCGACAGCCGCTCCAGCGCCTGGGGCGCGAGGGTCGGCAACGGGCAGCCGATCTGCCGGCTGGCCGAGTCGAGGAAGTGCTCCACCAGCGGCCCCAGCCCATCCAGGCATTCGCGCAGCGGCGGGATGTGCAGGGACAGCACGTTGAGGCGGTGGTAGAGGTCCTGGCGGAACTCGCCCCGCGCGCACAGCTCCGACAGGTCCACCTGGGTGGCGCAGATCACCCGCACGTCCAGGTACACCTCCTCGTCGCTGCCCACCCGGCGGAAGCAGCCGTCCTGCAGGAAGCGCAGCAGCTTGGCCTGCAGGCGCGGACTCATCTCCCCCACGCCATCGAGGAACAGCGTGCCGCCGGCGGTCAGCTCCAGCAGCCCCAGCTTGCCCTCCGGCCGGGCGCCCTCGAAGGCCCCGGGGCCGTAGCCGAACAGCTCCGTCTCGGCCATGGATTCCGGCAGCCCGGCGCAATTCAGCGCCATGAACGGCGACTGCCCGCGCGGGCTCGCCAGGTGGCAGGCACGGGCCAGCAGCTCCTTGCCGGTGCCAGTCTCGCCCTCGATCAGCAGCGGCGCGTCCAGCGGTGCCATGCGCCGCGCCTCGCGCACCACCGCCGCCATCACCCGCGAACTCTGGAAGATGCTGTCGAAGCCGCGCAGCTCGTGCTTGCGCACGTTGTAGATGCGCTCCCCCACCCGGTCGGCGCGGTGCAGGGTCAGCACCGCGCCGGCCAGGGCCTCGCTCTCGTCGTGCTCGGATTGCAGCGGCGCGATGTCGGCCAGGAACACGTCGCCGCGCACCTTGATGCGCAAGCCGTTCACCCGCGCCTTGTTGGCCCGCACCACCTCCGGCAGGTCGAAATCCTCCACGTAGCGCGACAGCGGGATGCCCGGCACCTCGTCCACCCGCACGCCCAGCAACTGTGCCGCCGCGCGGTTGGCGGCGACGATGGAGCCGCCCATGTCCACCGACAGCACCGGGAACTCCAGCGCCCCCAGCAGGGCGTTCAGCTCCAGGTGGCGACGCTCGCTGGGCATCAGCCCCACGCGCTTCACGCCGAATACGCCGGGGATGGCCTCCAGCTTCGGCCGCAGGGATTGCAGTTGCAGGTTGATGAGGTTGGGGCACAGCAGGTAGATGGCGTTGCCCTGGTCCCCGCCCACTTCACCACGGTTGACGTTGATGCCGTAGTCGACGAGCAGGTTGAGGATGTCGCGCAGGATCCCTACGCGGTTCTGGCAATGGACTTTGATGCGCAT